TTGCTCGTAGCCTTTTTCTTAGTTGGTTTTTCTTCTTCAATAACTTCTGAAACTTCTTCTTTGCTTTCTATTGGTTCTTCTTTTATCTCTTCATCTTCTAACTCTTCTATTACCTCTTCTTGTATCTCATAATTACTATCATTCTTTAAAACAGTAAATTGAATAGTATTAGGTTCTGCATAAAACACAGAACCATCTACTTTATTTATAAACTTCATCATGTTATCCCTCCTATGCTATTGCGTGGAAATATAAAGCATCTTTCTTATTGTCCAATACAAAGGCATCATAATAAACTCTACCTTCTACTAATGAACCAGAGATACCAGGAGCATCTACATGAACTTTATATTCTGCTAATTTAACTGGTGCTGTAGTTGCTACTGAATGACCTATTAAAAACCCTGTACTAACTGGCATTCTTGCAGAAGGTACTTGAATAACAGGCATACCATCATAAATAGCAATGACTCCTCTAATTCTCATTTCTTGACCTATTTCTGTATCTAATACGATTTCCTTAGATTGTTTCATTAATGCATAAGTAGCAGGGGTAACTACTAAGAATCTACCTACAAAAGGAACTTCTTTATCATCTAAGTGTGCAGTACCTGCAACTATAGATTCATAAATATTCTCTTTAGTTAAAGCTAATGGAGTTGCTTTCTTTCCAGCGCCAGTTGCCATTTTAGCAAATCTATAAGTGTCAACCTCAGGAATAACAACTTCCCTAATTTGTCTTGCTAATGCTTTCCCAGCATTTAAAGCTCCCATAGTTTCATCTTCATTCATTTTATCAATAGTGAATGTAAATGATCTATCTTGCGTCATAGTCATTTCTTGAGTTGGTGCATCTAACTCAGCTGGAGTACCATATCTTGAAGTACCAGCTCTAGTATAATCACCCATTGCAGCTGTTGATACATTGTACACTTTTACTGTCTTTGCTCCTACAAAGTCATAGTCCTTATTTACACATTGCTCTGACTTTGCTTCTACCTTAAACCTTTCATCTACTGCACCACTATATTTTACTGCGTAATCAATTGCCATATTCTATTCCTCCTAAAATTTATATTTCTGAATTGAACCCTTGTAAGAATGGGTCTTTAGGGTCCGTATCCGAATTGCCTTTATTATTTGGAGTTGTTCCTCCTAAAGGTTGTTCAAACAATTCTTTGTAGCTTTCTTTAAACCCTTTTATCTGGTCCTCTAATCCTTCAATCTTTCCATCTTCTTTTAATACAAGTTTCTCTCTGTCAAACTTACCTATTAGTAAGTCCTCATGCTTGGCCTTGTTATCTTTTAAAGCCAATTTAATAGCATTGTCTATGGTGATATTTTTGATTTTAGATTCACTATCAGCTTTTAAAGTTGCTAAGTCTGTTTCATATTGAGTAATCTTACCTTGCAGCTCTTCATTGTCTTTATTGCCTTTCTTTAAATCAGCAATAGTAGTTGTAGCTGTACTAACTTGTGTCTCTAAGTCTGCTTTTTGCTCTTTAAGTTTCTGGTATCTTTCTTCAATATTTTCCTCTGATGTTATATATATCTTATTTTCCTTCATACCAGATGTAATTTTACTTATCTGTTCATCTGTTAATCCTTGTGCTTTTAACATTTCTTCTAATGTCATTATATTCCCTCCTAAAATACGCTTTTATATGTGGTTGCTTCACATTTTAGTTTGTAGTATTTATTCTTTTACGCCTATAATCACTACTTAAAAAGGCAATAAAAAAAGACTTATTTTTAAGACTTATATTTTCTCGCACTAAAATTTAATATTAATAAAGTAATGCATATAATTAATGTTATTTGTACGCCACTAGTCATTATTTTTCCTCCTAAATTTAAGCATAATAAAAGCACCCACCAATTTATCTTAGTAAGTGCTTTTACATTATTTCTATAGATTTTATGTCATTTTCATATATCTCTATTAATGAACCATTACTACTTTCTATAATTATACTTGCAACCTCGGGATCATTGTCTAATGCTTGAGTATAGACACTATAAAATCCTTTAACTATAGTTCCATCAATACACGTTATTTTAACATCTTGCTTATATCCATTCTTAATATTAATCATTTCATCACCTCTCTTAATGTTGGAACAATATGAGTTCCTTTTTTAGAATAGTGTATAATAGCTTTCTTAGCTTCCCTTGCTTTACCCTCGATATCAAATGTTACACCTAGTATTTTGTCAATTTCAATAAGTTCCTTATTACTCCATTGACCTTTATTGTCCCTTAATATGTGTCCAGTTCCAGCATTTTTATTAACTATTTGTTGTAATTCTCCTAATGTAATGCTCATATAGCTTCTACCTTCGATATAGTTATTATGACCTAATATATGTTTACCCTGCTTTCCTATTAATATTTCTTTAGGTAATTCGTCTGATTTAATATGATTCCTTATACTTTGATCTTTGTAGTATAATTTTAACTTCTCCCATTCCTCACTATTATTATACTTCAAATTCTGGAACTTATCAAAGGATTTAGGTGCATCTTTTCCTAATATTTCCTTATATCTATTATGCTGTTCCTTATCACTAGCCTTGTTTAATATTTTATTTTTCATTGCCTTAGCTTGATCCTGTCCATACTTATCTACTACATACTTTTGATACCACTCTTCATAGTTCATATCAGCAGGTATTAAATAAGTTTTACCTGTTACAGGATCTCTTGCTCTTCTTTGTATCTTTGATAATTCTTCTCCATTTATATAACTTCTAGTTGAACTTCTACAATTAGGATGCATAGGAGGAAGGTTTTCTCCTGGTACTGCTTTAGATACTTCAAATACTTCTCTATCTAGTTCCCTACATTCCTTTGATGTTCTTAAATCCAAAGTAGCTATATAAATATACTTCTCTATGTCACACTCTTTATAACTTTCCATTTCAGCAGCATTAGCCATGTAAGTAGTTTCTGTCCTTATTAATCTAGCTGCTACATACTTCCCTATATTAGCTCTATCTCTAAGTTCCCTAGCCATATTATCTATACTCATACCAGACATAAATCCACTAGTAAGTATTTCTGTTAGTTGTTCTGCTAATATATCTGTATTATTCCATATCCTCTGACTAAAGTGTTTTCCACTCCAGGGATTCTTTAATATTGTTTCTATGATTTGACTTGGCATAGCAGAAAAGTCAAATCCCACTTCTGATCCTTTTTGAATATCAAACATATTTCTATAGTAAGCATTGTTTATAGTGTTAATATATTGGCTCGTACTAGCCTGTATTTCAACATCTGCTATCTGCTTGGACCTAATATATACACTCTCTTTC